ACTTGACAGCGTTCGCAGCCTTGACGATCTAATCAAAGCACTAAAGGGTAAAGACTTTACCGCTATGCGTAAGTGGGTTGTGCTAAACTCTGACATTGATCCATCACGCATTTATCGTTCCGTGTATGATAACCTGTATGAGTATCTAAAGCCAGAAACAATACCTGCCGCTGTTGTTACACTGGCAAAGTATCAGTATCAGGCAGCGTTTGTTGCTGACCAAGAACTAAATCTGGTTGCTTGTCTAACTGAAATCATGATTGAGTGTGAGGTAAAATGAGCGATCTATTCAAGGACATTATACCATCTATTCTCTATACCAAAAATCATGTCCTTGAGAATGACAAGGACTATTCTGCTTTCGTAGTGAACCGGGCAATCTCGTTTCACTACGATTGCGTTTTACAAGCCAACGAAATGAACCAGTATCCAAGTCTTCCTGCTAACATGCAATATCAGTTTTTGCTAAATAGCATTAGAGGGTATAAGCGCCCTTTTCGTAAATGGGAGAAGCGTGAAACCATTGAAAACCTGGAAGCTGTGAAGGAGTATTATAACTACTCCAACGAAAAGGCAAAAGAGGCTTTGGTTCTGCTAGACGCTACCCAGATTGAAACTATAAAGAAGAAACTCAATAAAGGTGGCTTAAATGACAGCAAATCTAGAAGACTTCGTGGAAGTAAGGCTTCCTGACCCACAAGCCTTTTTGAAGGTGAAGGAGACGCTAACCAGAATTGGCGTGGCATCAAAGAAAGATAAGACTCTATACCAGTCTTGTCATATTCTACATAAGCAGGGTCGTTACTACTTGGTACATTTCAAAGAAATGTTTATGCTAGATGGCAAACCAACAGACTTCTCGGAAGAGGATCGTGGTCGTCGTAATACGATTGCCAATCTACTAGCAGAGTGGGAACTAGTAACTCTGGTCGACCCAGACAAGAGTAAAGAACCTCTAACACCTCTCAATAGAATCAAAATCATTTCATACATGGAGAAGCCAGAGTGGAATCTGGTTGCCAAGTATTCTCTAGGTAAAAAGAGACACGAAACAGAATAAGAAAGTGAGTTTATTATGACACAGTTGAAAATTTGGAAAACGCATCCTTATAATCAGATTCCAAAGAAGCAGACCGAAGGTTCTGCCTGCTTTGATTTACAGTTTCAGAGTGCCGGTAAGGTAGAGTATAAAGGCTTTTCACGAAGCAATAAAGCCTTTACTCGCCCTATGAGTGGTATGATTAGCATTCAGCCTGGTGATAGGATTATGGTTCCCACAGGTCTCATTCTGGACATTCCCGAAGGTTATTCTGTCCGTGTTCACGCCCGGTCAGGTCTATCACTAAAGCAAGGTCTTGTTCTGGCTAATGCCGAAGGCGTTATTGATTCAGACTATGTAGAAGAATTGATGGTTCTTATTTGGAATATCTCCGACAATGCCATCAACATTCATACAGGTGATCGTATCGCACAGGCCGAACTAATCAAAGACGAAACTTATTCTATTGTAGAAACCGCAGCACGACCTGGGGTAAAGACAAGTCGTGTCGGTGGTATGGGATCAACAGGTATTCAAGACGAAGGTGATACAGTTGTGATAAATATTCCACAGTTACAAGTTGTAGAAATGAGAAAAATAAACGAAGCCCCAAAGAGGGGAAGAGGACGACCTAAAACTAATGCCAAAAGTTCATAGAGTAACAGATCCTAGATTGTGTGGAGCCGTAACGGTTGACACAGGATTAAATACAAAAGTTCTCGCTGATAACTTGCTAGTAGCTGTTCAGGGAACACTAAACAGTCATATGAATCTTGGAGCATTGATATCTTTATCACCACAAAAAATTTTGGTACAAGGTATACCGATGATTGTTTCTTTGATGGATCAAGGCGCTCCTGATATGGTCAATCCTTTACTAACACATGTTGAGGGATTGCCTACGCCTGCTGGAGGTTCTAATAAAGTTACTGCATATGGTGGATTAGGTTCCTTCGGTGGTGGACTAGGTTCTTTTGGTATGTCTGGTATACCAGGTGTCGGTGAGATTATGCAGATTGGTTCGCAAGTCATGGGTCAAGTATCCAGAGTAGCAAATCAAGGTGGTGGTCAAGGTGTTTTGGTTATGAATAACATGACTTCGCAAACAGGTATTGGACCAGGATCAACTGTCACAAGCGCCAATACAGGAAGAACATTTACCTTTTCCGAGTATTATACATCTTGACAACCGCATAAAGTTTACTATATAATACTAGAATGATACCAAGAGGTATCGTTCCTTACTTCTCGCTAACTATAGGAGAAACACATGGGTAATAATAATCGTTCCACAGACCGTTTCTGGTTTGATCCTTTCACATTTGCTAACGACATTTCAAAGGGCGCTATCGGCTTTGATCGGGTGCTCCAGCAAATCGCCGAGGCAAATGAATATGTTCCAAAGATTCCATCTTATCCTCCATACAATGTAAAGAAGATTGATGAGGAACATTATGTGATCGAAATGGCTGTTGCTGGTTTTGGTAAGCATAACCTTGATATCGAACTAAAGAATGATGTCCTGTCTATTACAGGAAGCACTGAGGCAGAGGAAGGCGACTACCTTCACAAAGGAATTGCTAATCGTGCTTTCACTCGGAAGTTCACCATTGCTGATAAGGTCGAAGTCAAGAATGCGGAACTTGCCAATGGTATGCTAAAGATTTTCTTGGAGCGTTTTGTTCCAGAAGAGAATAAGGCCAAGAAGATTGACATTCTTGATCCGTTTGGTGTTCAGGAAGCAACGAAGCAATTTCTGACCGAAGGCGTAAAAAGTTGGACAGATGCTCTAACACCAAAGACTAAATAAGAATAACACGGCAGGGGCCTCTGCTTACGCAAGTCCCTGTCTTCTCTTTATGAGGTTATATTATGAAGCTAGTGATCGAAAAGCCTGTAACTGTAATCACGCCTACTATTGGTTCTCCAAAACTAAAAGATGCTATTGAGTCTGTAAGAAATCAGACATATAATTGTCAGCATCTAATTGTAATTGATGGTCCTGGATATTGGAAAGAAGCATCTAAACATATTCCCACTCTTGATGATAACACAAAAATGGTTGTCTCGCCAGAGAACACAGGCAAGACAGGTGGCAACTTCTACGGTCATCGCATCTATGCTGCCTATCCACATCTAATCAATTCAGATTACATTCTATTTCTAGACGAAGACAACTGGTATGAACGAGACCATGTTGAAACGCTAGTCAAGACTATTGAAGAAAAGGACCTTGACTTCGCTTATTCACTCCGTCAAATCTATTCTCCTGATCGCCGCTTCCGTTGTAATGACAACTGTGAAAGTCTAGGCAAGTGGCCAATCTTTATGTCTCGGAGTTCACCACATGGTCCGCAGTTTCTAATAGATACATCTTCGTTCTGTTTCAAGCGAGAGTTTATCCAGAAAACATGTCACTTCTGGCATACAGGATGGGGTGGTGATAGACACTTCCTCTATGCGGTAAAAGACCATGCTAAGTATGATACGAATGGCAAGCATAGTCTTTGCTATCGTTTAGATGGCAATCCTAACTCGGTGACAGAACAGTTTTTCATCGAAGGTAACAAAACACAAGAGCAATATTATGGAGGAAGATATCCGTGGCAAAAGATTTGATAGTTGGCGTAGTAGATAACTACGACTGGGACAAGATAAAGTATTGGTCAAACTCCATTGAGCAATCTGGTTTCGACGGATACAAGGCACTAATCGTTTATAATATGGATGCTGCTACAGCAAAGAAACTTACCGAGAAACAGTTTATGTTGATCGGTTGTAGCGAGTATGATGAAACTAAAGGTTTTGTGTTTGAGAACAAAAGCAACATCATGGTGGATAGGTTCATGTATATCCATCATTTTCTTTCTATGCTTCAAACTCCAGATGACGTGAATAGAGTTATCATCACCGATGTTAGAGATGTTGTGTTTCAGACTAATCCAACAACATGGTTAGATGAATACTTTATCCATGACGCAAACATTCTCGTTGGTTCTGAAAATCTAACATATGAAAATGAACCATGGGGAAAGAACAATATCAAGACAGCCTTTGGTGAATACTTCTACGAAAAGCATAAGGATCTTCCTATTTACTGTGCTGGTGTTATTGCTGGTGAGTTGAATGCTATAAGTGATTTGTGTCAGAACATTTGGCTTATCTGTCGTGGTCTAAATCCTCATGTCGAAGGTGGTGGTGGTCCTGATCAGGCGGCACTAAACATCATTCTAAATTTGGAAGTATATAGTTTTTCTACATACTTTTCCAGTCCCGCTTGTGCATGGGTGCTTCACGCAGGAACATCTATGAATGCCATCAAGGCTGGTTCTGGTGGTATCGGAGAAGAATATATTAGAAATCCTAATATGAAGATTGACTTTATAAATGACTTAGAATATACTGTCATAGATA